GTTTCTAATCAATATGGAGCAAAAGCAAAAAGAATTATAAAAGGTAGAGAACTAAAACAAACATTTAATGGAATGTATTATGTTGTTGGATTATCGAATTATAATAAAATGAAACAATATTTTGTGCATAGATTAGTAGCAGAAGCATTTATTGATAATCCTAACAATTATAACTGTGTAAATCATATCGATTGTAATAAATTAAACAATAATGTGAATAATTTAGAATGGTGTACAAAAGAATACAATACGAGTGTTGCTTGGAAAGATGGTCAAATTAAGATGCCTAAAGGCAAAAACAATAAAATGTATGGTAAATATGGTAAAGATGCTAATAAATCAAAACCAATTTATCAATATGATTTACAAGGGAATTTCATAAAAAAATGGGATAGTCAAAAAGATGTTGAAAGAGAACTTGGTTTTAGACAAAATTGTATTAGTAATTGTGCTTTAGGTAGATGTAAGAGTTCTTATGGGTATGTATGGAGGTTAAATTATGAGTAAAATGACTGTTATTCAACTTTTAAATAAGATAGCAAATGGGAAAGAAATTCCAAAGAAAATAAAATATCAAAATTATATATATGAATATCAACATAGGAGAGATACTGAAAACTGTTTTAATTATATGTGTAATGAAAATGGAGAGTATTTAAGTAGAAGATATTTTATAGATAATATTTTAAATGATGACGTAGAAGTAATAGAAGAAGATAAGAAAATAAATTATCCTATTTTACACAAAACTGCTCCAAGTGAAACAACAGGAGATCAAATGCCTAACTTTAGAAAATTAATAGATGTTAACTTTGAACATTTAAACAAAACTATTTATCAACTAATAGATGAAATTAATGATTTAAAGGAGAAGAAAAAATGAAAATTAAAGTGATAGATTTGTTGGTAAGAATAGCAAATGGAGAAGAAGCACCAAACAAAATAAGATTTAATAATATAAAATGGAATAGAGTATATGGTGAAAAAAATGTGTGTTATATAGATGAATATGATAATGATTTCTTTCTACATTTCTTTAGAAACAATCTAGATTTTACTTTAAATGATGAAGTAGAAATAATTGAAGAACCAAAGAAGATAGAGAAAATAGAAATGTGTACAGGTGGAATAATGAGCTTTGATAGTGTAGAAAATATAACAACTGAATTAAAAAACAAAATAAATGAACTAATAGATGAAATTAACAATTTAAAAGAGAAATAAGAAGAAAAGGAGTTGCATATGAAGCTAAGAGAGGCAAATTTTCAAGTAGAAAGAAAAAATAATGAATTAGACAAATTATTAAAGGACAAAGAATTATTGGAGTGTTTAGTAGATCCAAAAGGAACAGACTACACAAGAGTAGTAGTTGATGGTGGAAAACATACAAACATCTTAGATGTATATGTAGCATTAAAAGATTTAAAAAAGTGGAAAAATCTTGATGAAAGAATCCAAAGACTTCAAAGTGAAATACAAAATCTAATTGACTGGATAGATAATGAGTTAAAAATATTAGATAAATATGACGAAATAGAAGAATCAATCATTTATTACAAAGAAATAAGTATTAAAAAATATACATGGCAGGAAATTGCAAATAAAGTACATTATTCTAAAGATTACTGCAGAAAAATATATAAGAGATACAAGAAGAAAAGAAATATATGAAAGTGGACCACTTTGGACCACTTTTTTTTGATATAATGATAATATAGAGTAATTCAAAAAATACTGAAGACATCAATTTAGATGTTTTTTTTTATTTTAGAAAGAGGTGTATAGGATGAAAGCTGTAGTAAAAGAACCGATTTTTAATAAAAAAGAGGGTAAAACATATATAGAGAATGATCCTATTGAATTAAGTGATGAAGAATACAGTAAATTATTAGCTAAAAAAGCAATTATGCCAATTAAGGATCAAAACACTAATGAGGAAACATCAAATAATGATGAACAACCAATAACAAAAAATAAAAAAGCTAATAAAAAAGAGGAAAATTAATATGATAATTATTAAAATTTATTCTATTGTTTATACTTTAATATTTATGGTAGTATGCTTCTGCAGTGCAATAGAGGAACGAGATAAAATACTAGCATTGATGTTTTTATCGTTTATTCCAATCTTATTATGTTTAATATTCTAAGGATGTGATTATATGAAAATAAATATTCTTGGTACAGAATATACAATTATTACAAAAGCTCTAGACAAAGATTATCCGAAATTGTTACAAAGAGACGGATATACTGATTTTAGTATCAAGAAAATAGTGGTAGCGAAGTTTGATGAAGATGAGTCATCAATTGAAAATTTAGAATATTATGAGAAAAAGGTAATTAGGCATGAAATAATTCATGCTTTTTTATTTGAAAGTGGATTAGCTGAAAACTCAACTGACAGATGGGCAACCAATGAAGAAATGGTTGACTATTTTGCATTTCAAATGCCTAAACTTATTGAAACTTTTAAGGAGTTAGATGCTATTTAATAGCAAGTGATAAATAAATGCCAAAAAAAGAGCAAAAGAGAGAACAAAAAAAAACTTCTACTAAAAAAAAGAAGTATGTTAGAAGAGATTGGAAACAATTAGAAAAAGAGTTTCTTTTAGGCGATTATAAATCTCTTACAGCTTTTTTTAAAGAAAAAGGAATTTCTAAAAATAAATCTTCAAATAAGATGACTAAAACATGGTTAGAAAAAAAGCAACAAAAAGAAACTTTGAAAACATCCAAAATAGTGGAAAAAGTAATCGAAAAAGAAGCTAATAAAGAAGCTAATAAAATAGTGAGTACGAAAGATACTGCTACAAAGCTATTAGAAAAGATAAATGAGTCGATGGAAGAACTAAATAAGTATATTGCAAAGAACACTCGTAAAACAAAAACAATTGAATACAACGTACAAGTTGGAAAACCAAGCAAAGAGATTATAGATGAAACAGAAGAGTTAAGAGAAGTTATTTCTTTAATAGATAGAAGTGGATTAAAACAACTAACTTCTGCATTAAAAGATGTTAATGATGTATTAAATGGTGGAAATGATCCTAACGCAAGCAATTCTTTTGCTAAATCCATAGAAGAAGCATGGAGTAAGAGAAATGAACATTGATGCTATTTTATATTATGTAGATAGACCTGTAGAATTCGCAGAAGATATTCTAGGAGTTATTCCTGAAAAATATCAGAAAGAAGTAATGAACGATGTTGCTAAGTATCCAATGACTACAGTTAAAAGTGGTCATGGAGTTGGAAAAAGTGCATTAGAAAGCTGGATAATATGGTGGTATATAAGTACAAGACCTTATCCAAAAATATTATGTACAGCTCCAACAAAGCATCAATTACATGACATTTTATGGGCAGAAGTAAGTAAATGGAGAAGAAATAGCAAAGGTTTAGTTGAAGAGTTTGAATGGACTAGTGAAAAAATATATCTAAAGGGATCACAAGAAGAATGGTTCGCAATTGCTAGAACAAGTAATAAACCAGATGCATTGCAAGGAACACATGCTGAACACGTTTTAATAATAATAGATGAAGCTTCTGGAGTGCCTGATATTGTATTTGAACCAGTACTAGGTTCTTTAAGTACTAAAGATGCAAAATTATTGATGTGTGGAAATCCAACTCAATTGAGTGGATTCTTTTATGATTCTCATAATAGTAAAGCAAGTATGTATCGTACACATACAATAGATGGATCTAAAAGTGAAAGAGTAGATAAAGAATATGTAAAAACTATCATAGATATGTTTGGAATAGATTCAGATGTATATAGAGTAAGAGTGGCTGGAGAATTTCCAAAAGCTAATCCAGATAGTTTTATAGGAAGAAATCTAATAAAAATATTAGATGCTTTTCCTACACAAGTAAGTAGTATTGATTTAGGTGTAGACGTTGCTAGATTTGGTGATGATGAATCAGTTGTTGCAGAAAGCTACAACAAAAGTAAAATACCTAAATTACATATATTTAAGCATAATGACACAATGAAACTTACAGGACAGATAGTTAATATAATAAAAGGACTAAACTTGAAATATCCTACTATTATTGTAAGAGTAAAAATAGACTGTGATGGTCTAGGTGTTGGAGTATATGACAGACTTAGAGAGGTTATATCAAATACTGCAGGATTGAGAGCAATCGCAGTTGAATGTCATTTTGGAGCAAAAGGGGGAAAAGTAAATCATAATGAACCTATTGAATATAAAATATCCACAGGAGTTATGTGGGGGAACATAAGAAGCAAGTTCCTTAATGAACAATTAGAAATAGTAAACGATGAAGAACTAATCAGCCAATTAACTAATAGAAAATATTTCATTGAATCTGATGGAAAAATCGGACTAGAAAGAAAAGAAGACATGAAAAAAAGAGGAGTTCATTCACCAGATAGAGCTGATGCAGTAGCATTGGCATTATATGAACCAATTAATAAGATGGTTATGAGTAATAACCAATATATTGATATTCCAGTAAAGAGGTGACAATATGGAAGAAGAAAAGAAAAACGGAGTGTGGAGAACGATGCCGAGCGGTGCAAGAGTGTTCTTTGAAAATGGAAAGCCTCATAAAAGGAATATAAAAAAGGAATTGAAGAAACAACAAGAAAGACAAAAAGAAAAATATGATAAGATTCAAAGAAAGTTAAGAAAACAATTTGGTTTAGGTGTAAACACCAAAAACACAGTTGAAAATCATCCACAGCATAAATTATTAGAGCAAATTGATTTAAATGAAGACAATATAAACAAGACACTAAATAAGTATGAAAAATTGATAAAAAATGATAAAATAGAAAATGCAATAATTATTACCAAAGAAGGAAAAGTATATCAATGCTTTGGAAATAAGACTAATGTGTGGCCTGATTATGATCTAAAAGATGAATTAAGAGGTGCAGTAGTCACACACAATCATGTTTCTACAGAAACTAATTATGGTTTTAGCAAATCAGATACTAGATTATTTAAAGAATATCAATTATCAAGATTAAGAGGTATTGATGATAAATATACGTATGAATTAAATTCTAACAAAGGGCCTGTTCTAAATATACCTGAAGATTATCAATTTAAAGAATACGGATATGAACATTTAATGTCTATTCAATATGCTATTGACAATAATATTTATTATATGAGGTGGAATAATGAGTGAAGAAGAAAAAAGTGAAATAAGTGCACTTTATACAAAATATGCTAAACAAGGTTTGGCTGATTGTAAGGATATGACACCAGAAGAAGAAAAAAAATATGTAGAGGAAAAAGAAAAAGAAATATTAAATGAATTAGAAAAAATAAAGGAAAAATATAGCACTCAACAATAGAGTGTTTTTATTATGTAAGGATGTGGAAAAGTGTTAAGATTTAGCGAGGATAAGTTAGAAGAAGAAAAGAGCATATCAGCTCTTTTTTCAAGTGTTTCTATGGAATTAGAGGCACGAAAGAAATTATATGCAGAATTTAGAAGAAAATTAACTGATGAGGAATTGGCTAGTTTAGATGATAACGATATAAAAGTTCCACTACAGAGATATTTATCTGTAATGGCAGTTGGATTCTTTGCTGGAAAACCACCAGTATATAAAGTACATGCATATGACGAAGAAATAGATAAATTGAATCAAGATTTATTCGATAAGTCACCAAATGATGAAGAAAAAGTAAAAGAAATGGAATTCATCATAAAGCATGTTACTGACTATAATGATGATGGAAAAGAGTTCTTTAGTTTAGCATTTGATTATTTTGTTAAACGAGGATGCTATGAAATATTATATAAAAATAGTGACTCAGAAATAGTTTATTCAAAAAGTGATGCACTAGAGACAGTTGCTATTTGGGATTATTCTGTTCCAAAGAACTTGATAGGTTTATATAGATTGATAAGAACAACTCTTGCAAATGGAGAGTATCAGCAAATGGTAGAATTAACAACAAAAAGTGGAAAAAGATACTATATGGATACTCCAGAGAAAAGAAAACTATTCGGAACAGATAAATATGAGGCTCAATTTAAAGATGAACCGTTATTCAAAGAAGATAAGAAAAAAGCCGAGCCTAACAAGTGGAATGATCTACAAGTTATTGCTTTAGAAAATGAACATGGATTAAACATCTTTGAAAATGTAGATAGTTTAATAAGTGGATATGAAAGAGTTATACAAAACTCTAGAAATACATTTAAGTATAATGATGAAGCAATTTTAGCAGTTTCTGGTTATACTCCTGAAAATCCAATGACAATAGAAAATGAAAAAGGACAAACTATCATAAATCCAGCAAGAAAACTCGAAGATGAATATGTTTTAACTTCTAAAGTAAGATACTTACAAGAAGGTGGAAAATTAGAATGGATTTTAAAACAAGTAAATGACAACGCATTACAAAATCATAAGAAAACACTTATGGATCTAATTTGCTTATGTTCATTCATTCCAAATATGACAGATTTAGGATTTACACAAGCCGATAATAATTCTGCACTAGAAAAGAAGTTCTTTGCTTTACAGCAATTGATAACGGATGCTGAAAGTGACTTTAAAATGGGATTATTAAGAAGATGGGAATTAATATTCAGTAAGTTTAATCAAGACAAAGGAAAAGAGTATGATTTCAGAAATGTTGAAATAACATTACAACGAAATATGCCAAGTGATTCATCAAGCGAAACATCAAGAGCATTATCTCTAAGAGATTTATTAAGTGATGAAACTATTATTGGAATGTTACCTGATGATTTAGATCCTAAAAACGAAATAGCAAAGAAACAAACTGAATCAGAGGATAATATGCTAAAGAATATAGAAAGAATGAAAGCCTTTAAAGAACAAGGAGCAAATATAGATGATGCATCTATTCAAGAACAAACAGGAAAAGATGAAATATCAACGATGAAAGATGATAGAGAAATAGTTAAAGAAGTAAATGCAAAACAACAAGAAAACCAAGAAAAAGAGGAAAAAGAAATAAAAGAAGAAGATATAAAGAAAAAGTAGGTGTTTGAATGGATAACAATAAAATACTTACAGAAAGATGGAAAAATATAGATGAATATCTTAAAGAATATCTAAAAAAATATAATAAAGTTGATAAAAAGACAAGAGAAGAACTGCAAGATATGATTGATGGATTAAATATCAATTATGATGATTTAAATAAAATAGTTCCTAAAAATAAAAAAACAAGACTAGATAGCAAGATACAAGATGTTATAAGTGATATAAATGAAGATAATTATTTCTTCTTCTATTTATTTAATATTTTAAATAAAAATGCTATTACATATAGAGAATATATAGAAGCGATAATTTACTTAATGTTTTATAAACAAAGAATGACTCTTGATGAATTTGAGAGTTTTTTTATTAAAAAGGTAATAGAAGAATCATATACTGCAGGAATAAGTGATATAAAATCATTAAAGCCACGAAAATCCTTTGTTTTGTTCACAGATGAAATATTATACCTAATTCTTAATATTCCTCTTATATATGGCACTAGAGAAGACTATATGATGTCTTTAGACTTATTAAATGCACAGGAATTGTTAAAGAAAATAATAACATCCATCCAAATTAATGCAACAATAGATTTGTTTAACGGAATGTATGAAGCATTCTTTAATAAATGCAGAAATAAATATATTTGCATAAATGAAGATAAATCCAGTGGAGCTATGGAAAATTTGATTGAAACATATGCTAATTTAGGATATATAGAAGCAGGAAAACAAAATGGTGTAAGAAAATGTCGATTTATAGCTGAAATTGACAAAAGAACAACTAAAATGTGTGAATCATTAAATAATCAAATATTTGATTTAGATAAAGTAAATACATATCAAAGATACAGTGATTACGATAAAAGAATAGTAACATATACAACTAAAGGATTAGTTGTAGGAGAAAATCTTCCACCAATAAGTAATCACTTTCACTGGTGTAGATCTACTATTACTTATTTAATAGATAACGAAAAAGAAGTAGAACACATTAGAGAAAATATAAAGATTGCTAACGATTATGATAGAGAACAATTCTTGCGTTATAAAAAATACTATGGCGATGAAATAACTGATGATATTGAAGAATTTGCAAAAATGAGATATAATAACCCTGATGAATGGAATCACCTAAAGATTAATTACAATGATAGAAAAATAAGATATAAAATCAGAAATAACTTTAATTTAAAGGTTAATGAAAATAAGAATAATAGACATATCGAAAATACAAAGGAATTTCTACAGTATACAAAGAAAAATTCTGATATTAGTGTATTAACTATTAATAATGAGGAAGCTCAAAAGGTTATTAATAAATTTGCTGGATTTGGATATAAAAAGAAAAAAAGAAACGGCTCTTTTGATAATAAAGAAGTGATAAAGGCTGACAGACAAATTGGATATGTTTATGATATCAATGGTGAAAAGGTTTATACAAATAAAGGAACAATTCATTATTCTAATACAGGTACACATTTGGTACCAACACTAAAGGAGTGATATCAATGATTGAAAAACTTAAAAAATTATATGGCAAAAGAGTAAGAGTTGTAACCAACGATAATTATGTAATTGTTGGTAAATTTAGTGTGTATCAAAGACCAGGAGACAATGAATATGAATGCGATACCATTTGTATAGAAGATGAACCAAATAGTTTGATAGAAATTAAAGTTAATGAAATAAAAGAAATAGAATTAAGCACTCAATAGAGTGCTTTTTTACTGGAGAAATAACATGAAAGAAAAAGAAATATATAAGATTATAATGACGGAGCATAGATGCCCTAATTGTAATAGGCTTTTATTTAAAGGAAAGATAAGAGGAGATTACAATATAGAGACAAAATGCCCAAGATGTAAAAAAATCATTGAATTTAATAGGAAAACAAAGTAGGAAAGAGGAAACAATCGTTTCCTTTTTGTTTTGGAAATCTCATAGTTTGAACTTTGTTATTCTGCTGTATTCAAATATTAAACTCATATAAGTAGCCAATCCTTTACTTTGTATATATTTGGTGTGAGACGAGTAGTTGATGTGTGGTTTAGCAACTACATTATATATTGAGGTGACTTATGGAAAAATTAAAAATAGAGATGTTAAAGATATATAAACCAATAAGTAATCTCGATTGGATGAATTATAAATTGATTAAAAGCGATGTAACATTCCATCACATAATAAAAAGAGAAGATGGAGGTAGAAGAGATATTGAAAATGGAGCATTGTTAATGCCTGTAGCACATCAATATCTTCATTTAATCGAGTATAAAGATATAGAAACATATAATGCTATAAATAGAATTTTTAAGTATATTAATCAGCAAAAACAAGAGCCAACCTCAGAACAAAGAGAAATTATAGAGTATTTATTAAAACAATTTGAAGAAGCACATAAATGGGATAAAGGATCAAAAGGCAAATTATTAATTAAACATAAATATTTAGAAAGAGAAATGCTTTGATAGTTTAAAGGTAGAATCTCGGTCTCCAAAACCGATGGTCTAGGTTCGAGTCCTAGTCGGAGTGCCATGTGGAATTAGTTTAATGGTAGAACAACTGCCTTCCAAGCAGTTAGTGTGAGTTCAATTCTCATATTCCACTCCATATTGCATAGTGGTGGAATTGGTAGACACACAGAGCTTTGAACTCTGATATTACTAGTTCGAGTCTAGTCTATGCAACCAGATCTTGGTTAATCTTCCGTTAGCACTAACTTTTATAGTTAGTGTACTGATGATATGTCCGTACGCTTGTCTAATAAACAGGTAGGAGTAGGTAGCTATTCCCATGTCGTCAGTACAGTACTTATAAAAGAGTACTAAGTGGCTTAATTCAATCTCGTGCTATTCCTTGTGGGTAGCACAGAGTAGATATATAAATAATGGACTAGTAAAGGTTTGATAGGAGTAATTACCTATATTCTAGGCGATTTGATTAATCACTCTTTTAATTTAATCAACTAAAAGAGAAAACACTTTGTATCTATTCTGTGGTATCTACAATGATACTAAGTCGATATTACATCGACTTTTTTTGTGGGGTAAATCCCATAATTTGTTTGAAAAAAGGCAAACTTAATGGTGGCATAATGCAATGTTGATATCAATTGCTAAGGGTAAACGTTAAGGTGGCAAGAGGAGGAAAAAAGTATGGATAACAAATTTGAAAAAGTAATGAAATTAAACATTCAATTATTTGCAGAAGGAGAAGAAGAAAAAGATTCAACTCCGGCAAAGGCAGAAGAAAAAGAAGAAGTAATGACTTTTGATGAAATTCTTGAAGATAAAACATATCAAGGAGAATTCGATAAACGCATTACTAAAGCTCAAGAAACTGCAGTTGCAAAAGCAAAAGAACAATGGGAGAAGGAACAAGCTCAAAAAGTAGCTGAATCTAAAAAATTGGCTGATATGGACGAAATTCAAAAAAAAGATTATGAAATTGAGAATCTAAAAAAAGAATTAGCTCAACGTGATGCTGATAAGCAAGCAACTGATTTAATGAATGAAGCTATAAAACAAGCGAGTGAAAAAGGTATCCCTTTAGAATTTATGACTGCATTGAACTATAAAAATGAAACAGCCGAAAGCATTACAAAGAAAATAGAAGTATATGCAAAAGGCCTTCAAACAATAAAAACAAATGCAATAGAAAATTATTCTAAAGAAAGTGCTCCACAAGTGGGTAATTACAAAGGGGAAACAAAAGAATACTCAAAAATGAGTTATGAAGAACTAAGTAAACTACCTGAATTTCAAGAAAAATAAAATAAAGAAAGAAGGAAAAAATAATGCCAAAATTTGACAAAAAATCATTTAATGAAAAAGCTTTTGGTAAGTACATGGAAACTGTACCAAGAGAAAGATTAAATACTTTAATCAAAGCAAATATTTTTAAAAGCAATCAAAATATTAGAGATACATTTAGTTCTCAAACAGGAAGTGCATATGCTGTAATTCCAATGATTGGCAGATTAAAGGGAACTCCTGCTAATTATGATGGAACTACTGATTATGGAGATGCAAAGAAATTAAATACTTATGAACGAGGAGTAGTAGTAATTGGTCGTAAAGATAAATTCTCTGAAGAAGATTTCTCATACGACATTACTAGTGGGGTAGACTTTATGAGTCAAGTTGGTGCTCAATTAGGAGACTATTGGGATACTGCTAACGAAGATATCTTAATATCTATCGTAAAAGGTTTATTTGCAAGCTCTACTGAATTCGCTACAAAGCATACAAGTGAAGTAACTAGCTTTACTGAAACTGCATTAAACAGTGCAATTCAAAAAGCATCTGGAGACAGAAAGCAAAAATTCTCATTAGCAATTATGCATAGTGCAAAAGCTACTGAGTTAGAAAATTTAAAAGTATTAAATTACTTAAAATATACTGATCCAAATGGTATTGAAGTTCAATTAAATTTAGCTCAATGGAATGGAAGACTAGTATTAGTAGATGATGAAATCACAACTATTACAGCTGATAATACAACTAAATATGTAACATATGTATTTGGTAATGGTTCATTCGATTATGAAGATATTGGAGCTAAAGTTCCATATGAAATGGATAGAGATGCCGATAATGATCAAGATATATTATATTCTCGTGAAAGAATTGTTATCGCTCCATATGGATTCTCATATACAAAAGCAAAGCAAGCTACACTTTCTCCAACTAATGAAGAATTAGCAGATGGTTCTAACTGGGAATTAGTAAAGGATGGAGAAGGACACGATATCAATCATAAAGAGATTGCTATTGCAAGAATTATCTCTCCAGTTGAAGCTTAATGAAGTATAAAAACAAAGTATCAGGAGAAGTAATCGAACCTAAAACTTTTACTGAAAAATATATTTGTGAGAACAATTCAAATTATGAAATTGTTTCTAATAATAAATATAAAGAACCAATAGAAGAGGAAGTAGTAGAAGAAGTAATCGAACCTGCTGAAAAAATATCAGTGGAAGAACCAATAGAAGAGGAAGTAATAACAGTTCCTACTTCTGATAAGAAAAAAAATAAAAAATAAGGAGAGTGCATCATGGAAGAAAATACAAATGAAGAAATAACAGAAGAAACTAAAATTAATGAAATTTTAGAAGAAATAAAAAAAGATTTAAGTGACAACTATTATGATAATGATGATACTGTACTTAAAAACCTGTTAGAAGATGTTATTGCTGATGCTCTTTCCATTTCTAACAGGAAATTTAAAAGTGACAAAGTGAATCAAATAGAAATTTTAAGTAGCAATATAAAAAAAGCTGTTAAAACCATATACATTCAAAGAGGTACTGAAGATGTTAAAACTAGTGGAGAAGCTGGAGAAAGTAAAACTTATGCCGATTCAATAGAAATAATGGAAAAAGACATAATAAGACAGAATAAGAGGATTATGATCTAATGCAATTAAAAAGATTACTTGAATGCTCTTTGAATCTTAAAGTTCGTAAAAAACAGACTAATGGTACATATAAAGAAATTGGTAATACCTTAATAGACACGTATAAAGTTGAAAAAGAAGAATTAGTTGATCAAGTAAGTGCAACCGTATATGGTGCAAATGTAAATAAAACTTATAGATTGCATTCTAATTTGAAAAAACTAGAAAAGTATTTGTCTGATAAGGTTAATCATAGTGATGATAATGTATCTAAATACTTTATTACTATTGGAAATGATAATTATAAGATAGTTGCAGTAAAGAAAAATTGGATTGATGTTGAACTAATATGAAAACGTTAGATCAATTAAGTGAATCTCTACTTGTTTGGAGAGATAAAAAAATAAAAAGACTTATAGAAGCTCAAAAAATAACAGCTGAACAGGTCCACAAAGATGTTTTAATTAATGCACCTCATAATACAGGTGAATATGCATCAAGTATAAAAGTATCAGAGACTACATATGAAAATAACGTTATACGTACTTCTATATACACGGATATGACTAGTGCTGATGATAGCAGTATAGTTATTGGAAGAATGATAGAACATGGTACTGGTATATATGCATTAGAGCCACATATAGGACATACTAAGACATTCAAAGAAAGTGGATATCAATATTGGTATGTACCTGCGAAATCAGTTAAACGTGCCATAGGAAGAAGTATATTCATTAATGGAGTAGAATTCTATATTGCATATGCCCAGCCTGCAAAGCCACACTTTTTACCAGCTTTACAAAAAAATAAATCTTTTTACTTAAATGAAATTAGAAAGGCAATGAGAAAATGAAAGAAGTAAGAGAATTATTCCAAGCAAAATTTAATGAAATATCGGCCATTGAATCAGGACCACCAATTCCAGATTCAATCATTGAAGAAGGAACAACTTATTTTGGATATGAATTGCAAGAATCGTTTTTAAATAGTGACACTGATAGCAATTATGCAATGCAAATATCAATAATTGGTAGATTAGTGAGAAAAGATTTAGCTAAAGAAAACACATTAGAGATAATTGATGAAGCTTTGGAATCACTTAAAGAAAAGTTAAAAGAATTACATATTAAATACTCATATAGAGATATTTCGATAGAAAATGGTATTCGTAAGATACAAGTATCTGGAGATTGTAGATATAGTGAGTTAATAAAGAAAAATAGGGTTCAATAGAACTCTTTTATTTTGAAAGGAGAAAAAAATATGGATGAAGTGTTAGATTATTCTACATTTAATGGAACTAAACTTGAGTACAGTGAAAATAATACTACTTGGACTCAAGTAAAAGGATTAACAAAAGTTCCTGATATTGGTGGAGAACCTAATAAAGTTGATACTACTACATTAGATAATAAGAAGTATCAAACAAATAAAAATGGTTTAATGCCAGCACAAAGTTATGCATATGAATTTAATTTAGAAGATCCTAGTGCTACAGCTAATATTAAGCTAGCTAGTGATCTAGAAGATGCAGGTAAAGTTTATCATTGGAAACTTACATATTCAAATGGAATTGTTGTAACATATGATTCTGATGTAAGAACTGATATCAAAGGTGGAGGTAGTGATGAATTAATTAAATTCGGAATGTATCATTCACCAGTTGGTGAACCAGTAAGAACAATACCTACTGAAACAGTTGGAAATTAAAAAGGTATAGAGACAAACTAGATTTGCTCAACAGAAAAAGAGGATTAGTTTAATTTCTATACCTCTTTTTTTGTATATAAAAATAAAAAAACAAAGGAGATTTTATAAAAATGAATTATCACATAATTGAATTAAATGGAAAAGAAATTAAATTCAGATTAAAAAGTAAGGATAGCATTGAAATAGAAAGAAAATATGGAAAATCAGTTATTGATTTAATTGGCGATCCTTCAATGACAAGTGTCATTACATTACTAAAATATATGAGAAGAGGAGAAATTCCAAATTTTAGTGATGACAATACATACGAACTATATGATTCGTTAGTAGACAACAACTATGTAATGGAAACTATATTAACAGAAATTCTATATCCAACATTAGTTGTAAGTGGTTTTTTGAAAAAAGAGGACATGGACGAAGCTCTAGCGAATATAGAGAACAAAAAGAGTTCCGACAAAAACCAAGAAGACTAGAACCAATTATAGAAAAACTATATGAAGAACTATTAGAATTTGATTTCAAGTATGAAGAACTCTATGAAATGACTGTTAAAGAACTGATGAAAACACTTGAAAACAGAAAAAAAGGATTAGGATACAAATTATGGAAACAAGCATATTTAATAGGCCAAGCTGTATGGTCTAAAGATTTTCCACAGAAGTCTGAAGATGCATGTCCAGAATTATATCCTAAAAAATCAGGTATACCTATGCCAGATTTTCTTAGAGAAAAATACATAAAGAGAGGAGGTAGGTAGGTATGGATGATAAAGAAAAATTTGGTGTCGAGTTGGAGTTGATAACTAATTCATTTAAGAAGAAATTTGATGAAGTAGTCAAGAAAACAAAAGATTCTTCTAAACAAATAAAAAGCCAAGTATTATCAGGATGGACCGTTGGAATTGATACTAAAGGAGCATATGAGCATTTAGATCAACTAAAGAAAAAAGCTGAAGATTTAGCTAAAGAAAATAAAGTTGATGTAAAAGTAGATAATAATGGTATCGGTGCAACATTAGAGCAATATAGTAAGATGTCTGATGAAGTTGTTAATAAATTCACAATGTTAAATAGTCAAATAAGAGATTCATCAAAAGAATTAAATGAGTCTGGGACATTTTTTGGAAAATTAGGTCAAAAGGCGAGAAATTTTTCTGATGAATTAAAAAGTGCTTGGGATAGTGTTGACAGTATAAAAGAAATAAAGAAAAATCTTAAAGAACTGCAAAGCGACATTAATGTACAAGCTTTTGATACATTAAAATCAACGATGGAATCGTTAGGAAATGTAAAAATGTCGGACAGTGAGTTTAAAAACTTACTTATTCAAACTGAGGCATACACAGATGAATTAAAACAGGCATTTGAAATGAAACAAAAGATAAAATCTATAAAATTAGATGATATAAATTTAAAAGTAAAAGATAATGTATTTAGTAACATAATTAACAAAGCAAAAGCAACAGGAGCTTTAATTAAACAACATTTAAGTGATTCATTTGCTGGAAAGACAATTAGCAAAGTAAAAGAATTCGGAGCAAAAGTTGCAGACATTTTCACAAAAGCAAAACCAAATATATCTGGATTTGGAGATAGAATTTCAAAGGCATTTTCTTCAGGAATAGGAAGCATCAAACGTTTTGCAATTGGATTATTAGGTATAAGAACTATAATGGGCTTTATAACACAACAAGCAAAAGAATATATATCTAATAATGAACAACTTCAAGCTCAAGCACAAGCTTTAAGTGCAGGGTTTCAACAACTATTAGCTCCTGTGATTGAAAGAATAGTTGGATTAGCATCTAGAATAATGGCATATGTAGGAGCTATCATAAAATTAATTACAGGTGTAGATATCTTAGCAAAAGGAATGGCAAGTGTATCTAAAAATACCAAAAGTGCATCTAAGTCAGCAAAAGAAATGAAAGGTTCACTAAGTGGATTAGATGAAATAATTAATATTGCAAGTGATTCTGGAGATTCAGGTGGCGGAGGAGATGCAGGATTGCCAGAAGCTCAATTTCCTGAAATAGATACAGCACCATTAGAAAAGTTTATCAATAAAGCCAAAGAACTATTTGCTAAGATATTTGAGCCTTTTCAAAAAGCATGGGAAAAGAATAAAGAAGGTCTTATTTCAAGTTTTACTGGAATGGTTGATAGTTTAGCTGGTTTAGGAAAATCAGTAGGTGAAAGTTTATTAGAAGTTTGGACTAATGGAACTGGAGAAGAAATAATATCAAACATTCTTGAAGGATGGCAACAAATATTTGATATTGTTGGAGGAATAGCTGATGCTTTACAACATGCTTGGGATAATGCAGGAAATGGTACAGCAATTATTCAAGCTATATCAGACATATTTATAGATATTCAAGAATTTGCTCTATCAATTGGAGATAGCATTAAAAAATGGGTTTTATCAGAAGAATTTCAAACAGCATTAGATAGAGTTGTTAGTTTTATAAAGGATATTGCAGAAGGTATTAAGAATGTATGTGATTGGTTATTAGAAATGTATAACAAATATGCAAAACCAATTATAGACGAAAAATTATTACCAATGATTGATGAAGTGATAATTGCTATTTCTGATGTATGGAATGCTTGTAAACCAGTTATAGATAAAATAGTAGATGCAATAAGAAAATATGTTGAACCAGTAATAAAAGATGTATGCAAAGCTCTAGGTGGTGTAATAGATATTATTAGAGGTATTGCACAGTTTGTTAGTGGAGTGTTCACTGGAGACTGGAAAAAAGCATGGACTGGTATAAAAACAATATTTAAAGGTATTTGGGATACATTATCAGGAATTGTATCTGGAGTGTTTAATGCTATATGGGGTGCTATAAAAGGTGTCTTAAATGTCATAATCGGAGGTTTTGAAGGATTTATTAACATTGTAATAAAAGGACTAAATAAATTATTAAAACCACTTAGAGATTTAGGAAATGAAGTGCTTAAATTAGTAGGAGCTAAGGTAAGTATTGGAAATATATCAACTGTAAGTCTTCCAAGACTTGATGTTGGTACTGATTATGTTCCTGCTGATATGATGGCTATTATCCATAAAGGAGAAAAAATAATACCTAAAAAGTTCAATAGTGAACAATATATTAATCAGATATCTAATAATCAAGAAACAAATGATTTGTTGAGAGAATTAATAGAAGTCATAGAAGGTAAAGATACTAATTTTTCTGTTGATGGTAAAGAATTAGCACGTGTTGTAAGAAAATATAATAATCAACACGACAGAATTATGGGGAGGTCATATTAATGAATGTATGGTACGTAAAAATTAATGGAGCATATACTAAAATGCCATCTCCATCAAAATATGGAGGAGAATGTGAAGACTTAGATTCAAATTCATATAGATCTGTTGCTACAGGAGATTTAATAGATAGTGTGATTAGTACTAGATGGAGTAAATTAAAATTCTCATATAATTGTTTATCAGAAGAAGATTTTAATTATATTTCAAATATAATAAGACAAAATCCAATAGAAGCAAAATGTTTACATCCAATATATAGTGGAGGTTATATTGAAGCAAAATTTAGAGTATCAAAGTTTTCATGGGATATATTAGAGACAGGAGACTATTCACTGTCTTTTAATATGGTTCAAAAGAAGAAAGTGAGCGGTCAATAATGATAAAAATATACTTTGATGATCAACTCATAGATGATGAAAACTATGTACAAATAAAAAATGAATTTAAATTATTTGATGAGGAGTTCTATTTAGGAGCTTCTTCATCAAATACATTCGATATAACCATACCATCGACTGCTGTAGAAACAATACCAGAAAAAATAACAATAGAAGTTGATGATGAACCTTATGCAACTTTAATAGTTGATGACTATAACTATAAAGATAACAACATGCTAGAACTAAAACTTGTTGATAAAATGGTAAATCTAAATAAAGGATATGATGCTTCTAGTATTGTTCCATGTACTACAGGGAATATTTATAGAAATATATTGAGCACATTTGATATAGAAACAGATGTGACATCATTTACGAATGATGATATTGTAGTTGACTACTACGATAATACGATAAGTGGGTTAGAATACATGCAATATCTTGCAGAGTTGAATGGTGGATATTCACAGATAAATAGTAATGGGAAACATGAATTAAAAGAATTTAAAGAAAGTTCGACAAGAATTGATATAAATGAATGTTCTGATTTTAAGTTAGGACAAAAGCACAAAATAGAAAGAGTAGTATTTGATAATGGATTGCTAAAATTTGAAACAAGTTCGGATGAGTCGTTAGAAACATTGTATCTTAATCAGAACAATGTTTTTATTAACACTGAAACTGTGTTTAACAAAATTGCTAATAAGATATTAAATTTTGAATTTTATTCTATAACTGTATCTAATTGCCCAATTGATCCAAGTGTAAGAGCTGGGGACATCATAACATTTTATGATGATGATGGAAATGAATATCCAACAATTGCACAATATTCTTTAAATTATAATGGTGGCTGGATTGGTGGATATAGTTTAGATATTAATTCTAAACAAAGACAAGAAACCAAAATAAAGGGTGATATTGAAAGAGTAAAAGCACTTGCAGTTACATTGGATAGAAATTTAAATGAATTAAGAATAGATGTCAGAGAGACAGAACAAAGTGTAGAAGATTTAGCTAATTCAATAGAATTTTTTAGTGTTGATTTGGCACAAGAAAATTTAGTTATTTCAACGTATAAGAATTCAAAACCATACAACAATGCTACTTATAACATAAATTATTATGGTTATTTTAAAGGAGCTCAGATAACTCCTAGTGTGTCTATTTCAGGATCACAAAACGGAGTTACAACAACTAGTGATTCAACAAAATTGATGTTTAGTGTTTCAAATACAACAGCTATAGCAAATAAAACGTTTACTTATGATGTTACATTCAGCTATACAGATACTGAAACAGGGACTTCATATAGTGTATTAAAGAAAGTAATGGTAACTCTAGCATTGCAAGGAGAAACTGGTCCAGCAGGTCAAAATGGAGCAGATGGAACAAGCACTTATTTTTATGTAAGGTATTCTAAAAATGCTAGTGGAAATCCTATGGTAGTAACTCCAACATCTGAAACAGAGTATATGGGAGTTGCAACTACAACAAGTCCAACTGCTCCAACTTCATATTCTGCATATACATGGTCAAAAACAAGAGGTGCTCAAGGAATTCAAGGGCCATCAGGAGAAGATGGAATAAGTTCTTATTTACATATAAAATATTCTGATGATGGTGAAAACTTTACAGAAGACAATGGAGAAACTCCAGGTGTTTGGCAAGGAACATATATTGATACTAACCCAACAGATTCAGAAGAATTTGATGACTATAATTGGGTAGATACATCTATATATGTAAAAGATGACTTAATGAGTCTGCAAGATAATATAAATCAAACTAACACCAATATCACTAATGTAACCACAAATTTAAAAAATAATTATTTAACAAGTGAAGAAGTAAATGCTTTACAAAAACATAATGAAGAAACATTAGATCAATTAAAGGAAGAGTATGCATCTCTAGCAACTACATCAAACCAAGTTCAAATTCAAGTTGGATCTATTTTAAGTAATGGTGTTAATAAAATAACAACCGCTACGGGATATACATTTGATGAGAATGGTCTTGATATTTCTAAAAAGGGAGAAGAAATGCATAACTCAATGAATAACGTAGGTATGTATGTAAAAAGAAATGAGTATGAAGTATTAGGAGCAGATTCAAGTGGTGTTAGAGCTGAAAATATAACAGTAAGAAATTATCTAACCGTGGGAAAAAATTCAAGATTTGAAGATTATAAAACCAACCGCACAGGTTGTTTTTTTGTTGGGAGTGATAGCTGATGGCAAACTCAATAGGACGAGTATACCTAAATGGATGTAACTATGAAATAGCTTATGACTTACTGAGTCAGAACATAGCTAATAATACATCAACAGTACGTTTTTATGGTATCTTACATGTAACAAATAACTATATTGCGTGGTCCAGAGGTACTGCTAGAGTTTGGGGAAAGACAAATAGCTTAGGGACTAGATATAATAAAGGTGATCATTGGCTTGTTCAACAAGATGCTACTATTTCACATAACGCAGATGGAACTAAGACAGGCGTGTACGTTGATGGTTCATTAAACACTTCTTTCGTTAGTGGCTCGGCAAGCGGATATATTAATCTTCCGACGATTCCAAGGGCGAGTTCAATAACTGCAACTGATGCTTATGTTGAATCTGCAACAAGTATTAATATTTCAAGAGCAACATCAAGCTTTAAGCATAAAATAACTTACTCATTTGAAGGATTAACGGGAACTGTTGCAGAAAATGTTGATACAAACTATGGATGGACAATCCCAAATAGTTTGTACGATAAATTAACAACAAAGAGTAGTGCTACTTGTACATTAACTTGTCAAACATATAATGGTTCTACACTAATAGGTAGCAAGTCTACAACATTTAAAGTATCTGTAGATGCGGAAAAAAACAGACCAAGTATAACTGCAACAATTGTTGACACAAATGCAACAACAATAAATCTGACAGGTTCAAATGCAAAATTAATTAAATATTATTCAAATGCAAAAGTTACTATGACTGCAACCGCTAAAAATGGAGCTACTATAAAAAGTAAGAAAATTTCATGTGGTGATGGGAAAAGTCTTACAGATAATGGAACAATTAATAATGTTGAATCAGGAAAGTTTACAATTAGTGCGACAGACTCACGAGACATTTCTAATTCAATAAGTAAGACACAAGATATAGTGGAATATATAAAATTGTCTCTAAATGCTAATTTTTATAGAAGTCAGCCGACTAACAATGAAGTGGTTTTAGATTATAGTGGAAATTTCTTTAACAAGTCATTTGGAAGCGTTACTAATACTTTAAGCCTAAAATATAGGTATAAAGAACATAGTTCGTCCACATGGAGTAGTTATACTAATTTAACGCCAACGAAAAGTGGTGATACTTTCAATAAAGGATCTACTGTAAAGTCATTAGGGAGCGTTTTTGATTATAGAAAAGAATATGATTTTGAACTAGTTGCTGCAGATAAATTAATGACAATTACTGCAAAACAGACCATTTCAGTAGGAAAACCAATTTTTGATTGGGGAAAAGAAGATTTTCAATTTAATGTACCTGTATTTTTAAAAGATGGGAACGAAATACTAGAATATGAAGTGGTAGATGAATGGTAGGAGGAATAGATATGAAAAAATGGCTTGAATATATATATATATATATACCATTTCAACGAATTCGAGAGAGGAGGTACACTTATTATTTAAGCATATCTCCTTTTTATATACCTCTTGTAAAGGAGGTTATAATTTAGGCGGTGGTCTATATGGGTAGTAAGGCGGTTAAATTTAAAGATAATAGCGGTAATGCTGTTTATCCTTGCCCCTATTATCCAGTAGGCTCAATTTATATGTCCGTTAATAATATAAACCCAGCTAATTTTTTTGGAGGTAAATGGGAGCAAATTAAAGACCGCTTTTTATTAGCGTGCGGTAACACCTACTCAAATGGGGCTACTGGTGGAGAGACTGAACATACGTTGACAGCCAATGAGTTACCAGTTAGCGTAGTTGTAAGAGAGGAAAGAACAACTGGAGCGGGTAATAAAAACTGGTCGCAACCCATAAGCGGTTGGGCTAACTATGAAAATGGTTACGGACAAACCAATAGAGGTAAACCTCATAATAATATGCCACCGTACTTAGCGGTTTATGTTTGGAAACGTACAGCCTAAATTAAAATAAAAATGAGTAAAAGTATTCAATTAAAAAATAGTAATAACGAAAAGATGTATCCACACCCATATTATCCAGTTGGTAGTATATACCTCAGTGTAAATGACACAAACCCTACTAAATGGTTTGGTGGAACGTGGGAGCAAATAGCCAAAGGTCGTACTTTGGTTGGAGTTGATACAAACGATACTAATTTTAACACAGTAAAGAAAACTGGAGGAGCAAAAACACATACTTTAACAGTTGACGAGATACCAAGCCATAACCACGATTTTTATAATGGAAATGATAATCGTGTTTTATATTGGGACGTATCGGGTTTAACCTCTATTGGTGGGTTAGTGAGTGGTACAACCGTTAAATATAGTTGGGATAGTAGAACAAAGACAACTGGAGGAGGTAAAGCCCATAACAACTTACAACCATACTTTACGTGTTATATATGGTGTCGTACAGCTTAGATAATAAGTCATAATATGGCTAAATCAATTAAATTTAAAAATAATACTTATTTAGATAGTATAAGTGTTGTACACAAAAAAGAAAACTTAAAAGATATTTTAGAGCGTCCATTATTACAATATGAGGGAACTTTTAATAATACATCAACTGCTAAAGTTAACGTAAATATTCCAAGTGATGGTATTTATTTTGTTAGTATGAGTTACTATGCTAATCAAGGTGGTTATCAAGATAATTTTATTGAGCCACATTGTGGTAATTTATGGTATTCAAGAGACATACGAAGTACTTGGTTTGTTGGAGCAAGTATTAGTAATATTTTAAAGTTGGGTAAAGGAAATCAACAAATAGGATATTTTGCATTTAATAAAAATTGTAGTGGAAAATGGAACGCTACACTATTTAGACTAGATTAAGGAGGAATAATGGATTTATTAGGAAACATAAAACTAGAAGAATTAATTAATACAATAATTCTGCTAGCAAGTTTTGTGGGTGCTTTAGGAGTTCTTCAAAAAGTAACTACAAAAAAAATAGAAGAACTATTTGAACCTGTAAACAACAAATTAGAAGAGGAGAGAATGTCAAGATTAAGGAGTGATATTGTCAGTCTAATGTGTGGAGCAGAGAATGGTTCTTTATCTGAAGAACAAAAAATATTGGCTCACGAAGAATATGATGAGTATGTCAAATTAGGTGGCAATTCATACGTTCATTCCAAGTGGGAAAAGTTAGAAAAGGAAGGTAAGATTTAAAATGAAGAACAGATTAGCAAAATTGATTGACTTAAAATCAATTATTACATTAATTATGACAATTGGTTTAGTAATTGGATTTATAGTTAATAAGGTATCAAGTGAGCAATTTGTAACATTTGTTACAATGGTGTTCACTTTTTATTTTTCAAAAACAAATACTAGTAAAGAAGCAAGTACTGAAAAAGGAGATGAGTAATATGGCAACAACAGATAAAAGAACAGTAGAAGAAATCAAAAAAGATTTAGCAAGAGATGATTCTAAAAAGGAGGCTGAGAAGAATGATTAAAGGTCAAAAATCAGTTAGAGGTGGAATAGAAGACTTTCTATGCCCTTTTACTAATATGTATATTACTCAAGGTTCAAATAGTGCATATTCTCACAAAGGAATAATGGCAAATGATGTAAGAGGATTACAAGTAGGAGTTAGATATCCATATTATGCACCTTGTACTTGCAAATGCTTAAAAACTTATCCAAGTTCAGGTCAAGTTATGTGGCAATCTATTAATAAAGTAAGATTTGCAAATGGTAGAATTGATTATGCAACATTTATGACTGTACATGATGATACTATGGATGCAAAAGTAGGAATGATTGTTCCACAAGGTAATCAAATTGGTAATATGGGAACAAAAGGAAATGCAACTGGAGTTCATTGCCATATAGAGGTAAGTCAATCAAATGATACTTCTTGGACTAAAAATCAATATGGTATTTATCATTTTAATAATGAATATGATTTAGATGCTTGTTATTTTGTAGATAATACTAATATATTAGAAGGAATGGGTGGCGGTTGGAAGAAAACAAGCGATATTCCTGTAGAAGAACAAAAATCAGAAGGAGCAGACCAAATTTTATATTCAGGTAGCAAAGTAAAATTCAATGGTGTATTCAAAGTAGATATTGTTAAATCACCTGTATCATCTAATTTATTCGGATGTTGTGCATTAACAGGATGTTCTCTAAATGATTACAGAAATGAAAAAGTCAAAAGTTATCATTGGCTACCAGGACAACCTTTTATTGAATGTGATCAAAATGGTAATCCAACAAAAGACCAAATGTTACAAGGTGGTATAAGCTATGTTAAAAATGACACTATCTATAGAGTTGAAAATATAGATATACCAACACAATCAGTAGAACTTATTATAAATAATCATTCAGTATGGGTATTTAGTAAATATCTATATGAAGTAAGTAATAGTTAATAAAAGTGTGGTTTTTGATGACCACACTTTATTTTTTTGCTTAAAACTTAGTAAATAAAAAATTCTTTGGGAATAATATATTAGAGGAGATGCTTGACAGAATGATAAAAAATATACTAGAATATATTACCAATTTATGTTATTCTTTATTTAGAAGAATAGATAATAGTTGTTTAGGGTTTTGTGGAGTGATGAATATGAGTAAATACAGTGCAAAAGATATTGCAAATTGGTTTTTATGGAAAAACAAAGTTGAGCAGTTAGAAAATGAGACAGAATATGATGATAAATATGAAGTTTATGAAGGATTATCACATTTAAAATTACAAAAATTATTATATTTTGCTCAGGGATTAAGTCTTGCTATAAATAATGAACCACTTTTTTCAGATAAGATATATGCTTGGACTCATGGACCAGTTGTAAAAGAAGTATATGATAAATTTAAAAAATATGGTAGAAACGATATTGAACTTTCAGTAAACGATAAAGAAATGAAAATAATAGAATCTATTGAATCAAACTCAAAAACTTCAAACATATTAAATTTGGTTTATGAAAATTTTGGTATATATACTGCATGGCAACTTAGAGAAATGACTCATGTTCCTTCTGGGCCTTGGGAAACAACGGTAAGAACTAAAGGTATGGATAAAGAAATTGATTCCAAATTAATCAGAAATTATTTCTTGAATAATGTAATAGAAGATGCCTAAAAAAGATAAGCCAAAAGTAAGACAGTCTATAGGTAAAATATGTACTTCATGTAATCCTAAAAAATTTTTAAAATTTAATTTTTCTTTTTTAAAAGAATATGGCAAATCAAAGCAAGAAGATGTTATACAATTGTTTGAGAGATTTCAGTTTCTTTCTTCAGATATGTATAGTGTAATGATATACAAATACCAAGGAAATAAAAAAAGTTTTATTGAGGATATTCCGGTAAATAAACTGGATATAAAAAAAGAAATTCCAAAAGACTTTCGTGATATTTTTCCTGCTGAAACAAATGAAAAATATTCGATTTTTAGGGTTTATCCATCTGGAAGACCAAGTGGTACAGCGAATCCAAGAGTTATTGGGATGATAAAAAATACAATATTTTATATATTTTATATTGATTGGGATGGTAGCCTATATAAGCATGGCAGGTAATTGTAGTTTATAACCAACTTTTCCCGAAAATGCTTATAAATTCTTTTAAACTTTTATTATAATGATTTGCAAAGGTAGCTTGAGCTATCTTTTTTAGCCTCATCATTTCTAATGGATGATCATGTAAGTATTTGTGTTGTTCTGGGGTGAGCCATACGAATAATCCATATTCTTCAGACTTTGGTCTGTTGGCAACCCCACCGAAGATGTGATGTTTTTCACAACCTCTAGTCTTTTTATTAAAATATAGTGTGCTATGTGGCATTATAGATACTTCATTGTAGTATCTTCCACATTTACCTTTCTTAGGTCTATATTTATATTCAGACTTAGCTTGTAAAGGTTTATATGGTTTATACTCCTTAAATGGACAATTACTACAATCTTTGAATGTAATTTCTTTTTTATTTTTTTTACAAAATAAAGTTTTATTTATTTTTTGTTTAAGGTTTATACAATTCATAAATTTTGTACTACGATTGTACTACGATATGCTATTTTATATGCTATTTTACCTTAATTATTTGCATATATTTAAACAATATTATCTTATTTTATTCTTAAAAATGTTCCTCTAGGACACCATATTTGACATTTAAACCCTTATAAAATAAGGGTTTTATTTTTTTGTACTACGTTTTGTACTCCGAGATGAACTTTAAAAATAAAATTAGTAGTATTTATCAGTAGTATTCGCCATCTCCTTTCTTACTTTTTCTGTAATATGTCCATAGGTGTTTATTGTTGTCTGAATGTTGGAATGCCCTATTCTTTTTGATATAGCGTACATTTCCCAACCCTCAGACATCATTGTAGTTACAAAGGTGTGCCTTAGGTCATACATTCTTATTTTAGGTACTCCAGATTTTTCAATATAATAATTAAAGTGCTTCCTTAGAGAAACATCACTATATGGTTTACCAGTTGATGGATTAGTTAGTATGATAGTATCATCTGTTATATCTAGCTTTAAAGTGTTAGTTAAAAATTTTCTATACTTCTCAATTTCATTTATCAATTTATCAGATACATCTATTATTCTCTTTGATTGCTCATTTTTAGGCTCTTTAATAAAAGTTTTAGAATGTGGGTCATAATCTATTGAATGCTTTATTGTAATAGTATTGTATTCCTTAGATACATCACAAAATCTTAATGCTCTAGTTTCTCCAAGCCTGTCCCCTAAATTAAAACCGAGTAGAATAACCACTTTAACCATGTATGCAGTTCTTTTAGTCTCATCTGTACCATTTTCTATGTCATCATTAATTACACCTAGAATAGCCTTTAAATGCTCTGGCAACCAATATTTCATTTCTGACTTATCTTCTTTTAATTTCTTGATATTAGAAATTGGATTATATGGCAAGTATTCTTTTTCAACACACCAATTAAAGAATGCTCTCAAATCAACTAACATTCTATTTTTCTCTTTGTTTGTTGTTTTAAAATTATTCCATATTCTTGTAAATTCTTCATTTCTTATTGATGATAATTTCATGTCATCAAACTGATAAAGAAAAGCATTATATAGTATTTTCTTTTTTTTAATAGTGTTATAGGAAAGATTGTCTTCACTCCATTTATAGTATTTGTTCCATACTTCTTTAAATGTAGCATTGTTTGATAACTGGCTCTTTTTTGTTATTCTTACTTTTTGATTATCTCTTACTTTAATAGCCTTTTCTATATCAAAGATTTTGTTGTCTTTTTCATCAGCACTAATGGTACTGTGTGTACCAGGTATTACAATTATGTAATTCTGTTTTTTAATTGATTTATATATGTTCTGATATCTTGTTTTTTTATAACGTTTTAAGTCCATAATTTTATCATCCTTTCATTGCTATTCGGATGAAAATATGCTAAAATTAAAGCATAGAAAAAATCCGAAGTCGTGTTTGTGTTTTTTTCTATATATTTTGATCTCATATTCGCAGTATGAGGTCTTTTTTTAATGTCTTAATGGAGCTCCAACATTATCTCTGAAACTACCAAGTAAGATTTTTATTATATCTATTATCCATCCTATACAAAATACTCCAAAAGTAAATGTATAAAGTAATCCTTTCTTTATATTTCCAACATAATATTGGTGTAGTCCAAACCAACCACCAAAGATACACATGAGTAGTGCAGTCTTTTTACTCTTATCACTTGACATAGTAGTGTACTTTGAACCACCTGATACATTATTATTTATAATAACCTGTTTATCATTATTATTATTTTTTATTTCTTCAACTTGTCTTCCACATTTAGTACATACAACTGCATTCATAGGAATTTTTTCTCCACAGAATTTACAAAATTTAGTTTCATTAGCCATAATCTTTTATAATCTCCTTTCTTAACTAATATTGAATTTATATATTACTAGTTGCAACCTCTTATATATCTTTATTATCACTTCCTTTATTTTCTTGTTTATATAGTGTATCTATCATGTTGTCTGCAATTTCTTTACTATTTTTACTTAAAGAAGAATATTTAGTAACTATTTCATTATCTTTGCCAGTAAATATTGCATATTTGTCTGTAATCCAATTAATAATTGCATTTTTTAAGTTATTATAGTTGAGAGCTGTTTCATTAGGCATATTTAAATTAAGAAAGATGATTTTACATATATCAAATGGTATATTTAATTCATTACTTACTCTTAATAGAGCATCATCTAATTCAGTGCCTAATCTTAGATCACTTGTTATCAACTCTGTTAAACTTATGTTTAAAGCTTTAGATATATCAACTGCATTGCTGATTGTTGGGATTCTATTGTCATCTTCCCATCTAGCAATAGTTGTTTGATTTACACCTATCATTTCAGCAAGTTTATTTTGAGAAAGCCCCTTTTTTTCACGTAAATATTTTAAATTTGTACTAAAGCATGTTGCCATATTTCCTCCCTCCTGACTGAATTATACATCAATTTACAAAATACATCAATAAAAAAATGACAAAATGCAGAAAAAACTATTGACATCTGCACTCTGTCATAATATACTAGAAGCAGATAGGAGGTAAATATGAGATCAAACATGATTAGATGTATAGGATTGGAATTAGCAGATATTAGAAATACTAAAGACTATTCTATTATTGAAGTATCAAAAAAAATAGATGTTAATAAAGATACTATAAGTAATTATGAAAATGGTAAATCGCCAATGCAAATTACAATCTTAGAAAAATTATTAAATTTCTATAATGTACCTGTCAATATTTTTTTTAATAAAGTATATGACAGAATGCAGATAAGCATTACTTAGTGTAAGAAAATAAGCAAACACGACTGAGGAGGTTCTAATGAAGAAATTAACATATACAGCAAAAGATATAGCAAAAATTTTAAATGTTAGTACTCCTACTGGATATGATGTTCTGAGAAAATTGCAAGCACAGTTTAAACAAGACAATCCTGATTCAATTGTAATTAAAAGATGTATTCCAGCACAGTACTTTGAAAAGAAAATATTAGGAATAGAAAGGAAAGAATAAGAATGAAAATGGAGATAGTTGATTATCAGATGATGGAAATTATCCACAAAAATCATTTAAGAAAGGATGTAAGAAAAAGCACTAAGAAACAAGACATAATGGAAGCAATATTATTTACTATTGTAGTAACTATTGGGTACATCTTAGTTGGAATAGTTGAGGCTTTATAGTATGAAAAAATGCATAAAAAAAGGAAACCCACACATCAATAGTTTCCATGCTTTGATTATATCAAAAAAATAAATAAAAATCTACACATAGGGAGGCAAAATGAATAATGAAGGCTTTATTAACTTACATAGAGGAATAATGAAGTGGGAATGGTATCAAGATACAAATACCAAGGCAGTATTCATTCACTGCCTACTGAAAGCCAACTGGGAAGATGGTAGATTTGAGGGAATTGATATACCAAGAGGGAGCTTTGTTACAAGTAGAAAAAACATTGCAAAAGAATTAGGTTTGTCAGAGCAAGCAGTAAGGACTGCAATAAAACACCTAATTTCAACCAAGGAAATAACCAGGGTAACAACCTCTAAATTTACAATAATATCAATAAATAATTACAATCGGTATCAATTCATTAACCAAGTATCTAACCAACAACTAACCAGCAATCAACCAGCAAGTAACCAGCAAGTAACCACAATAGAAAAAGAAAAAAAATATAAAAATATAAAAAATATATATAACAACAACAATAATAACGTGCACGAAGAAAATTTAAATAATAATTTATTTCAGTACGTTGAATCCAGTTTTGGAAGACCTTTAGGTCCCAGAGAAATAGAGAGAATTAGAGAATGGGATGACAGTGAGCTCACAAGATATGCTGTCAAGGTTGCTGTACTTAATGGAGTTTACACAATAGCATACATAGACAAGATATTGTATTCTTACGAGAAGAATAATATCAAAACAGTACAAGAAGCTCAGAATAGAGAAAAAGAGTTTCGAGAGGCAAAGAAAAAGAAAATAGTTAAGCCTAGTGGCCCAAGAGAAGATAGTTTTGAGGGTGTCATGGCTAGGTTTAGAGAGGAACACAAAGATGAATATAGTAGAGTTCGATAAGTTTATTGAGAAGATAAAAGCTTATTACCCAATGTTTAAATTAACAACAGAGGGAACTAATGAATGGAAAGATGTACTAAGTAAGTACGAGACAGCAGATATTTTGAGAGTATTCAGTGAATGGATTTATGAACATCCAGATGCTCAGCCAAAGTTACAATTATTAACAAAATATCTCAAAACAAAAGAAGAAAAGAAAACTAACAGCACAGATTATTTAATCAGATGTGATCTATGTGGTAAGGAAATGAGATTATCAGTATATGAGAATAGTTATAGAGATAGATGTTTACTTATAAAATCACTTCAAAGTGCGATAAAAGAGAAAAAGGGAGTAGATGTGTCATATGAAGAACTTGATGGATGCACAATGGAAATACTTAGAAAACTTGAAGACAAGTATATTCCAATGCCAAAAAGTCTCAATGACATCTTAAATAAATTTTAAAAATGAAAGGAAGAAATTATGGAAAATAAAAAGATTATTACTAGCTTTATAGCTAGATTAAAAATAGCCTATCCATATTACTTTAAAGAACTAACTGATGAGAAGTTTGTAGGGTTATTGAATATGTACCAAGAAGAGCTTTCAAACTACAATGAAATAACACTTTCAACAGCTTTAAAAACAATTATTAGAAAAAATAAGTTTATGCCATCTTTAAAAGAAATACTAGATGAATGTGAGGTGTGCAAGTCTCACAAAAGAAGTTTAGTAGTTGAAAGAATGATTAAGGCTGGTTATTTTCACGATCAACGAGAAATAGAAAAAACATATCACTTTTTAGAAGAGGGAATAATTCCTGATTGGTTGTTAGCTGATATGAAAAAGTATGGATATGACGATGATAAATTGTTAACAGCTAGAGAAATAAAACTATTGGAAGAAAACAATGCGTAAGAAAAATAACAAATGAGAATAATAAATTTTTGACAAATTAAAAAGTTAAAGGGTGCGGTTGAAAATTTAATTGAAAGGGAAATGCTAATGAAAATATTATTTCAAAAATATTATGATGATCTGTTAGATCAAATAAAAAGAGCAGAACAATCAGCAAATGAAGCACACAGAAAACTATCAAAAATGAATAGTGAGATACTAGGCAAAGAAATTCAAATTGAAAGCTTACAGAAGAATTTTGATAGTAAATGTAAGACTCTTTTAATGACTGAATCTGAACTTGTTAATGTCAGGGAACAAAGAGATAAGGTAGAAGAAGAATTAAAAGAATTAAAGAAAAAGTATAGAAAACAGAATAGCCAAAAAGGTGGATATGTTACACGCATAAATAACTTATTGGCCGAATTAGAAGAAGAAAAAAAGAAATCAGCAGGAAAAGACACAATAATTGGAAATTTTAAAACGGAATTAAAAAAGTATATTCCGAAAAAGTCAGTAATTGAATACGAAAAAGGAATTAGAGATAGGAGCATGTATGAACGAAAAAATCTATGATGATTTCAACAAACCTGAAGAAATTAGAGTTGATACAGATCATTATGAAAAAATGTGTATTAACCTAGAGATATATGAAAAAGTAATTGAATGGATAAAAGATGCCTTAGAAGATTGTGATTATGAACGAATAAAAGATATATTGAATGGCTTGAAAGAAGAACTTATTTAAAAAAATAAAAAATAACGGAGGAAAATATGAATCAAGAACTAGAAGAAAAAGAAACCATAGAGGAAGCAGAAGTTAAAGAAGAAAAAACAGAAGAAATAAATATAAACGAAATATTAGTAGTAGAGCAAGTCCCAAAAATTTATGAAGATTTAGAAAAGATTGGAACATATTTAGATAAAGCTCTAGAAGGAATTGATGAAATTGAATGCACCGAAAGTAATAAGCAAGAGGTAAAAAGAAAGAAAGCAGAGATTAATAATACAAAGACTTTATTAGAAAACAAAAGAAAAGAAATAAAGGCTAAGATAGAAGAACCATATAACATTATCGAATCTAAATACAATGAGTTCGTTAAAACTAAGTTAGATACAGCAATACAAACTCTTAGTGACAAGATTGATAGTATTGAAGATGAACAAAAATCGGAAATAGAAGAGAAATGCAAAAATTACTTTAATGAATATGCAATAAGCAAGAATATTGAATTTTTAAAATTTGAAAATATGAATTTAAAAATTGTTTTAGGACTGGTAACTAGTACAGGAGCTTTAACAAAAAAGACTCAAGATACTATTAGAGAATTCATAGATCGTGTAAGAAAAGATTTGGATTTAATAGAAACATTAGATTTTAAAGATGAAATATTAGTTGAATTTAAAAAGACATTAGCATGTGCAGATTCTATAGCATTAGTACAAGACAGACATAAACAACTAGAAGAAATGAAAAAACAAAAAGAAGAGCAGAAAGAAAAACAAATAACTGATGAATCTATGTTGAATAGAATTGATAAAGTTTTATCAGCTCCAACAATAACAGTAGCAAGTAATGAACCAATAATGATAGAAACTGCTTTTGTTATCAGAGTACAAGATATTGAATGCTTAAAAGAAATCAAAGAAGTATGTTCAAAATATAATGCTCAAATAATTTCACTAGTAAAGGAAGAAGGTGTATACCATGACTAATAAACAAGAATTAATTAAAGCTCAACAAGAAGCAAAAACAAAACTTAATGCAATCCCATTTGCCAGTTTTATAAATCAAGGAGCAATACAAAATAGAATAATCAAAACAATTGGTAGTGAAAGAGGTCAAAGATTTATTACAGCAATAGTATCTGCCGTAAATAATAACAGTTCTTTAGCAGAATGTACTAATGATAGTATTTATTCTGGTGCTTTGCTAGGAGAGAGTCTTAATTTAAGTCCAAGTCCACAACTGGGACACTATTATTTAGTACCATTTAAAGACAAAGAAAAAGGTAAAGTTGCACAATTTCAATTGGGCTATAAAGGATACTTACAGCTAGCCATTAGAAGTGGTTATTATAAAAAGATTAATGTTTTAGATATTAAAGAGGGAGAACTTATCAAATACAATCCACTTGATGAAGAAATAGAAGTTAACCTAATAGAAGATGAGGAAAAAAGAGAAAAAGCAAAAACAATTGGATATTATGCTATGTTTGAATATACCAATGGTTTTAAGAAAACTTTATATTGGTCTAAGAGCAAAATGATTGAACATGCTAAGAAATATTCACAGGGGTATAGGGCTGACTTAAGTAAAGGTACGTCATATACCTTCTGGAGTAAGGATTTTGACGGAATGGCATTTAAGACTATGTTAAGACAATTAATTAGCAAGTGGGGAATTATGAGTATCGAAATGCAAAATGCTGTAGAAAAGGATATGGCAGTAATAAATGAAGACGGTACTCCTGATTATGTAGATAATAAGAGACCAGAAGAACCAGTTGTTCCAGACGTTCAAATAACATCTGAAACAGTTCAACAGGTAAATATAAATGAATTATAAAATCATAAATACTGGAAGTGATGGAAATGCCACAGTTATAGCAGATATAATCTTAATAGATTGTGGTGTTTCTTTCCGTAAATTAGAACCATATTTTAAAAAATTGAGACTAGTTCTCTTAACACATATTCATTCAGATCATTTTAATAAAACCACAATAAGAAGATTGGCAAAAGATAGACCGACAATAAGGTTTGGATGTTGTGAATGGTTAGTGCAAGAATTAATCGATTGCGGTGTTGATAGAAGAAATATTGATGTATATGAAATCGGATTATTTTATGATTATGGATTACTTAAAATAATGCCAGTTAAGTTGTTTCATGATGTTCCAAATTGTGGTTATAAAGTTTTTATTAATAATAAAAAAGTGGTTTATGCAACAGATACAAATACATTAGGAGAATTAGAAGCAAAAGATTTTGATTTATATCTAATAGAAGGAAACTATGAAAATAAAGAAGAATTAAGAGAAAGAGCAGAAAATGATTATTACTATGACCGAGTTATAAAAACTCATTTAAGTAGAGAATATACTACAGAATGGTTATTGAATAATATGGGAGACAATTCAGAATTTAAATTTATGCATGAGCATAAAGAGCATGCAAAGAAAGAAGGTTAGTAAAAGTGAACGAACTAAGCGAGAAAGAAAAAGAAGCAGTAAGAAGATGTGAATATGCTTGCAATAAGTTTAGAGAAAATCATATTCCACACGTTGTTAAAAAGCAAGAAATAGGCCATATAAACTTATTAGCAAATGTTGATGGTAAATTATTAGCAGTCATGTCTTTTTGGGCTAGAACTGGCAAATTTATATTTTTAAGAATGCCGAAAAGTAAAATAATAATAACATCTGAAAATGATAGAGGATTAAATAATTGCATTGATGCATATTTAAAATTTATTAAAGCTGAAAATAAATAGAGGTGTTTGAAAAGTGTTAGAAAACCTAAAAGATGACATTATGCAATATGATGAGTTTATAGAGTCATTCAATGCAATGGAAACAGAAGATATTGAATTAGCTTATGATTTAGCAAAACAGAGTTTTATTTTAGCAAATAGATGGAATGAAATAATGTTGAATAGTGCTAAGTATAGTGATTTAACAGATTATGGCAAAACTACATTTGAAAAATGGGCATATCACAAATATAGGATTTTAATGGTAGCTCATGAGTTTTGCAGAGTTACATGGAGACAAGGAAAAGAAGAATTAAGAAATACATTTTTAAACGAAGAATAACAAGAAATAAGCAGAAGGGTAATAAAAATGAAAGGAAAAAGGCAAGAATATATTCATTATGGTCATAAAAAATTTATTGATGAACTATTTGAACCTATTCGAGAAAGAGCATTGTTTGTTAAACCATATGGAGGTTTATGGGCAAGTAGATCTGATTCAACTGATAGTTGGAAGAAATGGTGTGAAAATAACGAATTCCATTTAAGTAAATATTCTGATGATAATTATTTTAAATTTTATTTAAAGCAAGGAACAAGAATATTGGTTATTGATGATCACAAAAAATTAAAAGATTTACCTCATATCAAAATAAAAGAAAGATTTGATTTTGAATTTGACGAATTACATTTTTTAGATTTTCAAAAACTAGCAAAAGAATATGATGCTATGGAAGTTTTAATAAGTAAAGATTATCAGTTGTATTGGGATTTATATGGATGGGATTGCGATAGCCTATTAGTATTTAACAAAGACTGTATTGAATCTATCTAAATGAAATTATGAAAAAAATAAAAAAAGACAAATGCGGATATTACTATGCAGATGTTGAAATGCAGGAAATCTATAATTGGGGTGGTTTAGGAATTTGTGATTCATGCGGAGAACCAATATTTATGAATGGAAGAATCGGCAAATTAGTATGGGTTCTAGGTGGTTGCATATGTGAAAAATGTTTTAACGATTGGCAATCAAGAAATAAAAGGTATGAAGAAGATTTGGCTTTACAAGAAGAATGTGCAGAAAGATATTATAAAAATTATTTAGGTAAGGAGATTGAGTTTGATGGAATGTAAGAAAGAATTAAAAAAATTGGATGAATTAAGAAAATATACAAAAGATAAATATCACTTTTGTGTCAGTACAAATTTAGAAAAGAATGAATGGCAATTATACAGAAGATATATAGATCAAGATGTTTATTTTTCACAAGATAATAAAGCAATAATGACAAGTGAAACAAATACAATTGAAGAATTAGAAAAATATTTAAAGGAACATTATGAACCAAGCTTTTGGGATGTTGTAAATAAAGCTTCATTATACATAATGGCAGTTCTTTGGGTATTGTATATAGCAGTATTAATAATCTTTAAAAAGAGTACATATTTTTCAGGATTCTTATTAGGTGGATTAGTAATTAATCTTGTTTATCTAGTAATATCGGCAAAATTAATGCAAAGACATTATGATGTTGTTTTTTTAGAATTAGTAGAAGAATCGAATAGATTAGATAAAAAGAGTAGAGAAAACAGAAAAAAGTTAGAAGAGGAAATTGAAGTATTAGAAGAGGAAAATAATGATGAAAGTAAATGATGTAGTTCAATTCAATGAAAATCATAAATGGTGTGGATGTTTAGGAATAGTCACAGAAGTAAAGGACTGCGGTAAGAACGGAATCAGATATCAAGTTGTAGTTAAAATACCACTAGAAGGCTCTGCTTACATCTTTGCCATGAGTACAGAAAACGCATTGGAATTAATAGGAACTGCAGTAATGGTGCCTAGAAGAGAACAAGAATAGTTAGGAGATTATATGGAATTAAGAGAATTATTAGAAAAAAACATAAAAATTGTTGATCATTACGGAGTTAAAAATCAGATACCAGTATGGATAGAAGAGATGAGTGAACTAACTAAAGTTCTATGTAAATGGTTTAGAAAGTATGACAAGTTAAATGGAGATATTAACTTACAACTTCTAGCCGATATGAAAGAAGAAATAACTGACGTTATGATTTGTCTAGACCAATTAAGATATACGATTCAATATGGTGAAGAAGATTTGATGAAAGAGTATAAATATAAGGTTGATAGACAAATAAGAAGAATAGCTGAAGAATTAGATGATAATAATGATTGCCGAGGCTATTGAGATTCTTACTAAAATGATGATAGAAGAATCATTTAAAAATAAAGGTAAGAGTAAAAATACAAAAGTAGTTATGACAAAGGTTGAATTATATCAATTTTGTATAAAATTATTGAAACTGATAGAAAGAGAAATGGAGGACTAATTATGAAAACTAAAGAAGAATATTTAAAAGCCGTTGATGAATTATTAGAAGAATATGACGCTTATTATTTTATAAACAAATATAGTGATTTAGATAAAAATACTCACGGAAATCAATTTGGAATGTTGTTAGAATTGTTAAAAGATGATGATATGTGTATGAGAGCATTAAATTGGATTAAAAATGCTTATGATTGCTATTATAAAGAACAAGTGAAAGAAGACAATGATAATATGTTTAATTATTTAAAAAATGCTATAAATAAAAAGTTCGGTGATTCTAATGATGAGTGAAAGACAAATAGCTAGAGAATATTTTAAAAAGAGTAATTTAACTTATGATGAATACGAATTAATGGAACAATACAAAAATAAAGTCGAAAGACAAATAAAAAGAATAGAGGAAGAAAAATGAAAAATACAGCAATAATTATATTAATTGTGGGGTTCACATCGATAGCCATAGGAATAATTATAACAGTTATAGATATGTTAATAGATCATCAATGTTATCAATTAGAACCTAATGATTTCTATCAATCAACAATATGTGAGAGGTATTGGAAATATGAAGAATGATTTAAATGCATTAAACAATTATCTATTTGAAGAATTAGAAAGACTTAATGATGACGAAACACTAGATAATGATGATAATTTAAGCAAAGAATTAAAACGTGCAAAAGCAATATCAGGAATAAGTACTTCTATTGTTAATAATGCAAAAGTAATCTTAGATGCTCATAAATTTGCTAGCGAATTAGGAATTGAAGATCCAAAGAAAGTTTTCTTATTGGAGAATAGTAATGAGAAAGTGGACTAAGGAGCAAGAAAAATATTTATTACAAATTTATAAAGGTAAAAGTAACGATGATATTGCTGAATTAATTAACAAGAAATTTAATACAAATTATACAAGAGAATCAGTTAATGGTAAAAAACAAAGAATGGGGTTAAGATCGGAACCACCTAAGAATAATTCTAAATATACTAAAGAAGTTATAGATTATGTTATACAAAATCATAAAGGTAAATCACTAATTGAATTAACCTATGAGGTAAATGAAAAGTTCAATTTAAATGTTGATAAAGTGAGCATAGGTAATTTAAAAAGCAGATTAAGAATGAAACAAGGAATTAAATTAGAATATGCAAGAAATGATGGCTGTTTTAAAAAAGGAGCAACATCATACAATAAAGGCAAAAAATGGAATGATTATCTAACAAAAGAACAACAAGATAGAGCAAGAGCAACTTGCTTTAAAAAAGGTCATAAATCAGCTAATGCAGTTGATATTGGAACTGAGAAAATAAAATATTCTAAGGGCGATGATGTAGGATATTGGAATGTAAAAGTATGTGATGGAAAAGGTCATAGAAATTGGGTTCCGAAGCACAGACTTATTTATGAAAAAGAATATGGACCAATACCTGATGGATATAAAGTGATATTTGCTGATGGGAATAGAGAAAACTTTGATATTGATAATTTAGTATTAGTTTCTAGTTCTGAAGAATTAATCCTAAACAGAAGAAAACTATTGACTGATGATAAAGAAATAACAAAAACAGGAGTATTGATTGCTAAGGTAATTGATAAAACATATAAGCTAAAAAATGAAAGATTATGAGCAATTATACTATGATGCTTTACATGAAATAAAACAACTAAAAAAGAGAATAGAAGAATTAGAGACAGACTTAAAATTAGTCAATAGTTCTGATTTGAAAAAATTAGATTTAAAAAAAGAGATTATGAAAGAATTAAAAAACTATAAGGAGAATAAAAGTGAAAAAATTAGAAGAAATAAGACAAACTAGGAATTTGTTTATAGAAGCTGAAGCACCTAATGATGGAATGGGCGGTCATTATTATGATTCTATTAGTGGAAAAAATCTTAACTTCATATTTAGTTATCAACTAGGATGGGAACATTTATCAGTAAGCATGCCTAGCAGAACTCCTACATGGGATATGATGTGTAGAATGAAAGATATCTTTTGGAATGATGATGAAACGTGTGTAGAATACCATCCTGCTAAGAATCAATATGTAAATAATCATCCTCATTGCTTACATATATGGCGACCTGTAAATAATGATCAATTTTTTAATGAACCTGAATCAAAAGAAGACCTACTTCCAGTTCCACCTCATTTATTAGTAGGATTTAGGGATGAAGAAGAAAGAAAACAATTCTTACAAATGGCTGAAACCTTTGGTGTAGGAGTAAATAAGTGGGATTACAACAAAAGAGATAAAGGTGATGCATAATGCAAGAAAATATTAAAGCATATGCAATATTTAATATCACTCAGAAAAAATATATATGGATATCTGATTCATATAGAGCATCAAGAAGATTTCTTGTATATGGAGATTTAGCAAGTGCTAGAAGAATGATGAATGAACTAAAAAGATGGGATTATAAGAATGATCAACTAAGAATTGTTGAATTGATTCCAAACGAAGATTGGAAGTGATAAAAATGACAGAAGAAGAAATGATATCACAATTAAAAGATTTAACATCAGATAGAAAAAGTTTTATAACTAATGATGAAGAATCAAGCAAGATATTTAAAAAGGATGTAGAAGCTCTAGAAATGATACTTGATAAATATTCAAAGTTGAAAGAGTTAACAATGATATGTGATAGAACCACTATGAGCATGATGGAGGATAGGCAATGAGCGAAAAAGAATTAATTGAAACATTAAAGGACTTTGAAGAAAAAAGAGTAGAGCAATTACCCGAAAATGCAAGAAATTTATTTTACGCAATAATGAAGATAGCAGATGAGAGAGATATGTATAAGAATATTGTAAAAGAGACAAGAAATTGGGTAAAATCAACTTTTGATATTATAGAACAACAGCCAACAGGAAATGATGAGTGGATTTTAAAAAGACTAAACAGTATTTTAGGCTTATTAGACAAAGGAGAAAAAAGATTATGAGTTGGTTAATAGCAATTGGTATAGTATTTTTTATGATTTTAGCATTAGTAGGTATTGGAGTATTAATTTACCAATTTGAATTAGAATTAGTGTGTATTAATTTAATGCTAACAATATTGATTTTTACATTATTGGTATTTTCGGTAATATTTGTTCACCAATTATTATTTTAAAAAGTCAGGGTTAAATAGATTATGAAGAAGAATGTGAAAGGAGAAGAGTATGGGAGAATCAGAAAGAGAGTTATGCAGAAGAATAACATCAGGAAGCTTAGATATAGAATTAAATAAAATACATAGATACTATATGGCAGTATATGATGAATATTATTCAGATCACAGTAGCAGAGATAGTGCTTTCTTAAAAGATCTAGTAGATTCCTTAAAAGGAATAAGTGCAGTATTAGAGGTATATGTAGAACACAAAGGAATACATCCTGATTATGCCATAAAAAAATTAAAAAGCAGTAGAAGTTATATTGATTTTGCTATCAGATATTATGAAAGCAAGACTGACAAAGAAGGGATGAAGAATGACTGAAGAAGAAACAGATGCATTGTATAATGAAATATTAAAATTGCCAAAAGTTGAAAGACCAATAACAGCAACTACTCAATGTGAAATAAATGTAAACGATTTATTTGACACAATTAGAGCATTTAGAAAAATACCTGATTATAATGAATTAATAAAAGATAATCATAAAAAACAACAAGAAATAGAAAGACTAAATAATATCATAAATGAGTTTGATAAATGGTTAGAAGTTAATTTGACTAATTTAGAAAAAGAAGAAACAAGTAATATTTATAATGAAGGTCTTAAGCAAGGCATGTTATCAAATGGAAGATTAATTAAAAGTAAATTACAAGAACTAAAAGAAGGAGAAAAAAGTGAAAAAAACTAAAGTTGTAAAATTACCAGCAATGCCTGAAAGAGAAGAAACAAGAGAAATAAGAATTTGTGATAAATGCAATAAAGAATTATATGAATTTCATAATAATTTAAAAGTTGAAGTTTTTAGTGGCTCTGAAACCTATAAAGAACGAAAATACAATTATTATAAAGGTTATGATTTATGTTCTGATTGCGTAGAAGAATTTTTATTACCTTTATTAGAAAAAGAATTAAATAAAAATCCTAATGAATATGAGTATGAATATTGTTATGAATGTGATTATTAGGAAAATTAAAAGGACGTGATACAGAGTGAGCGAAAAAGAGCAGTGGATAAATGCAATAAGAGATAATTCAAGTGAAACCATTGCAAATATAATTTTAGCTGATGATGAAAAAATAAAAAAACAATCAAAAGAAATAGAAAGATTAAATAATATCATAACTGATTTACAACAAGAAAATAAACAACTAAAGGCTAATTGGAATAAGTTAAAGAAACGGCTTACAACATATCAAATATTGCATCGTGATTGCAAAGTAGACAATTTAAAAAATATAAGCAAAATAGAAGAAAAAGAAACTCAACAAAAGGAGTTTATAAAATATTTAGAAGATGAAATAAAATTGCAAGAAGAAATTAATGATATAGTTTTGGCAACAGGATTTGAAGAAATTTTACAAAAATACAGAAGTATAATAGGAGTTGATAAATAATGGAAGATATACATGAAAATTTAATTAGTATAAATAAAGTTGCAAAAAAAGTAAATGAACTAATAGATGAAATTAATGATTTAAAGGAGAATAAATAATGAAAATTAAAATAAGTGATTTGGTAAATAAAGTGATAAATCGTGAAGAAATGCCAAAGGAAGTTTTATTTGATGGCAATATTTATAAATGGTGTAATGATATTGGAGATTATAGAAAAGATGGTTGGGGTAGTTGTTTAATGATTAGAGATATTTTTAATAATTTTAATAGATATGGTAGTTTATACAATATGCTATTTGAAGATGTAGAAATAATCGAAGAAGATAAAGTAGATTAGGAGGGTAATATGAAAGTAGGAGATTATGTTCGATTAGATAGATGTCAAGGAATAAATAAAATAGATGAGGAAGACGAAATAGGTACATTTTATTTAGAAGATGTGATAGGTGATGAGTGGGGAGATGAAACATTTAGATTAGATACAAATGATGTAATTAAATCATCACCAAACATAATAGATTTAATAGAAGTTGGAGATTATGTTAATGGATATTTAGTGAAAGATATTGATTATGCTTTTGATGATGTGGTTATGAATAATAAAAATGCTAGAATTGTTCCTTATATTGATTGCAACAAAGACAAATATATTGACGATATTAAATCAATAGTAACAAAAGAACAATTTTCACAAATGGAATATAAGCTAGGAGAGTGATTATATGAAGATAATAGAGTGGAAACCTATAAAAGGCTTTGAAGGTATTTATGAAGTTTCAAATGATGGCAGAGTAAGAAGTTTAGATAAAAAAGTGAATGTTTCTAATCAATATGGAGCAAAAGCAAAAAGAATTATAAAAGGTAGAGAACTAAAACAAACATTTAATGGAATGTATTATGTTGTTGGATTATCGAATTATAATAA